AACCACGATGTTTAGAACTATAAGTAAATCCACAAACGAATTGTTTGATGAGGTGTTTTACCGAATCTACATTAAAGAGGGTGTAACTAACGTAAATGTTTTTGATTGGACTTACATGGATGTTACCAACGAAAATAGTTTTGTTTTAGATACTTCAATACTAATACCAAGAGAATATTATATAGAAGTAAAGGGTGTAAAACACAACGAAGAGATTTTTTACCCTGAAGTCATAAAATTCGAGATTGTATCCGAAAAATAAACTACTTATTAGATATGGACAATATTAAAAAATTAATAAAAAAACATTTAAACTCCCTCAATGAGGAGAGAACTGAAAATTATATGTTTTTTAGTAACCTTAAACAAATACACAGACAATGTGAAATTTTGTTGAATTTGGACGAAAATGTAATTGAAGACATATTACAAAATGGTCACGATTGGGCCGACGATCACGTTAGTGTTGCTAAAGAAAACATGGATCAAGTATTGGACTTCTTAATGAACCAAACAGAAGATGGTCATGAATTACAAGAAGCAAAGAAGAAAAAGAAAAACACTTTATGTGCAAGAGGTAAGTCAGCGGCTAAGTCTAAGTTTGATGTATATCCATCTGCATATGCTAACGGATACGCGGTACGAGTTTGTAAAGGATCAATTAAAGGTTTGGACGGTAAAAAAAGATGTTCAGGTTCATACTGTAAAAAGAAAAAATAAAATTTTAAAGTAAATTAATATGGCTGATAAAGTAACACAACAAGACCCAAATAACCAAGAAGTTAAAAAGGGGTTTGTTTTTAATGAAACGGGTAATATCATGATGGCAACTACTGATATGACCAATACAACGATAGAAAAAGAAGTAAGAGATGTATTCGCGGAAGTGTCTGTATTTTTTGGTGCAATGACAAAGGCATTGGATAAAGAAGGAAAGTCTCTTTATGATTACGACGCATTACAAAAAATAATTGATTCTTCGGGTTGTTTCGTACACGTTAATGAAGAAGACGTTAATCATAAATCTAATTCTTGGGGAGCAACGTTTTCTAAGGAGTTATTAGAAGGGGTTCTTGGACTCGCCACAGGTGTTGGAGGATTGGCATTTGCAAAGGCGATGGTTAGTTCAGTTGGAAAAGAGGGATTAAATATTTCAGGAGATAAGAGTCACACCTCAAAGAAGGCCAGTAACATTATATTTGTATGTGAGTACTTATTAGGAATGCCTGTCATTAGTGCTATTGTATGTACTTTTGATACTGAACAAAATTCACAAGCATTGTCTATAGGACCTTGTATAAAAGAACATAGTACAAGTACTGAATTAACTATACATAAAGACACATACATGTTCGTAACACCATCGTTTATAAAACAATATTCAAGTGACCTACTTGATGGTATGAATGATCCTGAACTTGAACAACTAACTAAGAAATTTCAAGAATTTTTAAACCCACCATCAACTCCTAAGAAAAAGAACTAAATGAAAATTACCATAAACGAAGAAGATAAGGTTTATTTAGAGGAGTGTCTCTCAAACGGAGAGGTACTTCAGGAAGATCTTGGTCGTTGGTTTAAAGAAAAATGGGTTGATGTATCTCGTAAAGTAGATGGTAAACACCCACCATGTGGGAGAGGTGATGCAGATGGAGACTCAAAAAGAAAGGGATACCCGAAATGTAGACCATCCAAAAAAGTCTCTAAGAAAACACCTAAAACAACAGGGTCGTACAGTAAGAAAGAAAAAAAATCAATGACACGTCAAAAAAGACGTAAAGAGAGAAAAAGTAAAAAATCAGGTAAAGGTAGAACACCTAACTTTGCGAGGTTTGATGAAAACAGAATCATTTCTTTAGTTTTCAATAACTTAGATCAACAAAAGTTAACTATACAAGAACCTAAACTTAAAATGGTAAATGAATCTAAACAACTAAGTGAAGGTTTACAATACCATATTAATAATAACTTACCTATTGTCGAGAACGTATATAGGATCTATTCTAATGAGTTCTTTAACATTTATAATGAAGTACGTCAGTTAAGTGAAGATAATGTCTTAGAAGTCTCAGGAATCGATTTAGATTTAATTAATACTGATTTAGGACAAACAGGTTTATATGAAGGTTCTGAGGTTTATTTAGATATACCTTTCATTGAAAATCAAGACGAACATTTACTTGAAGCAAAACACAGAGGTAAAAACGTTAAATTAAACAAACCATTTAGAACCCCTAGTGGACCAAAGAAATTTGCGGTCTATGTTAAAACCCCAAAAGGAACAATTAAGAAAGTAACTTTTGGAGACCCTAATTTAAAGGTTAGGAATAATAATAAGAAGGCAGCAAAATCGTTTAGGGCTAGACATAAATGTAGTGAGAAGAAAGATCGTACTAAAGCGGGATATTGGAGTTGTAATATTGCACGATACCGTAAAGCGTTAGGTATAAAATCTTCTAATCCTTGGTAATATGAAATTATTTGATTTATTTGAAGGGTATTATGACCCGCCAGAATACCCTGATTCCACAGGAGAGGGTTTCTATGACTCTGAACTAGATGATGTAGAAGATCGTTTTGAATTGTTGTTATGGGATAAAAAAACAGGATTGTTTATTGTAAGAAACAAACAAACACAAGACAAGTATTTAGCCCACACCGATATGGTGGACAACGATTATTATATGGCCGATAAATATCCTGAGGAAGATGAGGATGAAGATGGTCGTTACTCATATGATGTATTGGATAAAGATAATGCAGAAATGGTAGAAGGTAGTCTAACTATGTTTGCTACCATCTCAATGGAAGAGGGTGATGTAGGTAAAGATTACGATGAATATGAATCAGGAGTTGCATTAATAGAATACGGTAAAATAATAATTAGAGGACTATATATTAATGAAAAATCTGTCTTTAATTCACTGATGGACATCATTAAACAAAGTAATAAGAAAAACTTTACACTTTAATGGGAGAAACTTTACCATTTAGGGAAATATTGTATAACAATTACAGTACAAGGATATTTCCAAGGGATATTAATGAGTCTGAATTAAAATGGCACTTCGATAATGAAGATCGTGAAGTTACTTTTTTACATGAAAGTGATTGGTCGTTTCAAATGGATAATGAACTTCCAATTAAAATTACAAAAGGTTTAGTTGTTACAATACCTGAAGGAGAATTCCATAGGGTTATTAAGGGAAGTGGTGACTTAAATGTAAAAATAAGGAAACTTAATAAAACTCGACTTCTACCCCACACTCATTTAACAAAATAAGAGATCGTTCTTGACTTTCTTTCCACTTACCTAAATTCTTAGTAGTACAATGTTCTTTACAGACAATCTTTATTACCCCCGATTGTACCAAACCTCTTGCACAGTCCATACATGGTAGTCCTGAAGTTAGATATACTGTGGATTGTTTTAGTGATACACCTATTCTCGCAGCATTATATATGGCGTTTCTTTCAGCGTGTTCAAACCAAAAGTATTTTTCAGGTCGTTCTTGTCTCTGAACCACATTATCGTTTAATCCTCTTGGGAATGAGTTATATCCCGTACTTAGAATTTCATTGTCCTTACCAACAATAACGGCACCTATTTTAGTCTTAATGTCTTTAGACTTTTCTTTAACTTGTTCTGCAATACTAACAAAGTAATCTTTCCATACCATAAGTTATAATATACAGAAAATAATGCAATAAAAAAAGGGGACCGAATCGATCCCCTTTAATATTAATAGAACTTAAAGATATATTATCTTAAAGAATCTAAGTTGAATGTTTGTAATCCTGCAACGTTTATTACACCGAAGTAACGGTTATTAACCATTTTCTTAGCGTATCTCGTCATGATACCCTTGATCGGTGTAAAGTTGAATGGATTGTACATTGTAGGTGTAAGTTGTAACGGTACGTAAGGTGCGTAAATGTACCCTGCGTCTAATAACGACTTTCCTTTATGTCCAACCAATACTTTACCCGCTGGGAAGTAAGGATCTCTATACACTTGGTATCTTCCTGCTAAAGTACCAACTTTCTCAATACCCATATTGTACTGATCTTGTTCTGCACCTGCGTTAGATACGTGGAAGTACTCTAAGTCATCGAATACAGCTGAAACTTCAGAAGAAACAACGATCCAGTTAGCACCACCTCTAAGTGTAGTTTTATGGATTTGAGCCGATAATTGGTTAATTTTAGTAATTAACGTTTGGTTCCAATCCTTTTGAGTATAACCCTGTAGTGTTTTTCCAGCGTCTCCACCGTATTTCCACTCATTGTAGTCCCATTTAAGGTTCCAAGCTGCACCTTTTCTTAAGTCTCTTAAGATCTCTCTATCAACCTCAGCCGCGATTTGCTCAGATAACAATGCAGTTAACTCAGCCTCAGCGTCGATGTTATGGAAAGCAGATACATCCTGAGCCAATTCAGGAGACCAGCTAGCTCTTAACTTTCTTTCAGTAACAGAAACTGTTACAGAATCTAAATCGAAAGATACTTCTCCGATTTCATCTTCGAATTCAAGTGAACCATACTGTCTGTAAGTTCCCGCTAAATCAGTTGCGTTAATAGGGTTATCTATTACTTCAGCTGCAAAACCTGCCGCCGCTGTATATGTTTCCATATCAACTTGTAGGTAAATTACACCGTCTTTATCTACGATATCAGGATATTCTCCTGTGTTACCTGTTCCTTTTGCACCGTACTCAACGATTCCGTTTCCGTATTTCTGAGTTACAACGTTAAAAGGTAATTTAATTCCACCGTTAATACCAGCGTGAGATATTTCTAAAGATGCTAAAAATTCTTCAGTATCCATTTCATTACCATTAGGTCCTGAAATTTTACCTGATCCTCTTTTATCAAAACCATCAACTTTAATAATCACAGATGAATAAGTACCTGCCGCTAAAGTATCTGAATCAGTTGCCAATCCGTTTTCAAATGTTACGAATTTTTTTCCTGCAAGAGTTTGTACAGTGTACTTACCTTTAGAGTAGTCAAACAGACCTTCATCAGCTCCGTCACCTTCTTCGTAGAATCTATCATAAAGATTTCTTCCACCGTCAAAGTCTCCGTTTGCTACGTCATTGTCTCCGTTTGGTATACCATAAGGTTTCTTGTGATTACCATTTGCATCTCTTTCACCGATTTTAGGTACAAAGTAGAACAATTTACCAATTGGTAAGTTCATAGCTTGTACAGAAACGATATCGTTTGCCAATAATTTAGAGAATACTCTTCTAATAATTGGAAAAACAACTGTTTCGAATGAACCTGATGCGTCAGACACAGCAGCTTCGTTAATTAGATAAGACGCTTGGTTTTCATATAACTGAGCGATGTTATCTTTTTGATGTCCATTAAGTCCCTCTAAGAAACCTAGGTCATCCCATTTTTTGATGGTATCTTCTTTGATAACTCTTAGGTGTTTTAACCCAATGTTACCAACCATACCTGATTCTAATAATGCTCCCATTTTAAATGTAAGTTTTAGTTTTTTTATTTATTTTATTATAATTTTGACATTAAATCTTTCATTCTCTTGAATTGTGGACTTTCATATGCTTTCGTTTCTGAAAGTACTTCTTGAGATGAGGATGATGTCGGAGTTGAAACGATTGCTTTGGCAACCGACTCAGTAACATTTTGTTTTGAACCTAATTCACCTTCTATTACTTTATAAGTGGATTTAGATTCTGTTAAAGAACTGACAGAGTCAAATCTTTTCAAAATATTCAATTTCTCTTGACGAGTTGTCGAATGTTCTGTGAACAATCTTGTAGCGTATGCCAAGTTAGCGTTAAACACAGCAACCTCGTTTAGTTTCTCTTTAAATAAAACTAACGCCTTTTTATATTCACCGTTTTGTTTTCTTAAAGTTTCAACTTCTTCGTTGATTGCACCTGCCTTATATTTAGTCTTAGACTTAATACCGGCTCTGTTAGCACCTCCCTTGTCACCATGTACATTGGATTTTGTTCTTGCAGCTTCGTCGACTTCCTCTTCATGAGATTCTTCCTCTTCAGAGACTTCTTCGTCCATTTCCTCCTCAGATACTTCTGATTCGTCAATTTCTTTTTCAGATACCTCCTCTTCGGAAACTTCTTCTTCAGAGACTTCTTCTTCGGATACGTCTTCTAATTCAATTTCGTAGACAGTGTCATCAGTTTCAGATACTTCCTCTTCAGATACCTCTTCTTCCATATCAGTCTCAGATACTTCTGATTCCTCAACGTCTTCTTCAGATACCTCTTCGTTGTATTCTGTTTCTTCGACTTCACTTTCTTCGTCATCTAATTTGATGATGTATTCGTCGTCTCCGTCCTCGAGTTCAACATTATCACCGTCACGTTTCACAACAATTCCGTCTTCAGGTTTCATTGATTTGAATACCTTTAGGACTTCATCGTCAGATGCGTCGGTCATATCGAGTACTTCGTCTTCTCCTTCTTCTTCAGAATCCATTGGTAATGAAAAATCTTCGTCCTCATCATCTATTGATAATTCGTCGTCTGATTCGTCTTCACCCTCTTCATCTTCCATGTCTGGATCAACGTCGTCTGCTGGCTCGTCGTTTATCGAAGTTTCGTCATCATTTCCTTCCTCGTCATCAATTCCTTGTTCCGAGACTGGCATATCTTGTTCGTCTTCTTTAGTAGAAAGTTCAACTTCCTCTTGTTCCATAGATTCGTTTAGGACATCGTTTAGTTCTTCCTTCATGGTTGAAGCAAGTATACCTTTTGCGTTTGCCTTTACTGCCTCTTCAAGGTCTTGTACTTGAAGCAATGCTTGTTCTAAAATGGATTTTTTACTCATTTGTTTTATATAGTTTAATAATAAATACTTGTTAATTAAGAAAAAATTACTTTTATGATATAGTAATCAAAGAAAAGTTTATTATTTAGACAAGAAACTATTGAGATTACCCATAAGTTTACTCATTCTCTCATCTACGATAGGTTGTTCCTCAATCGATTCTTCGTATTTTTCTCTATCTCCTGGATCTTGGAATACATATGCACCAGGTGTTGATGGGGATGATACTAAATCAAAACAAACCAATTCAAAGTCTTCCTGTACTATATTCTGTCCTTTAACTGATTTAAGTGATCCTACCCCTCTTGATGATATACCTAAGGTAACACCGTTCATTAATAACATTGCCGCTTGGTCACCTTTGGTACTTACAATACCTGATTTTTTCCAACCAGGTGAAAGAAGTAATTTAATTTTTCCCATAAGAATTTTACCGTCCCACCAAGTCTCGGTGATCGTATGTGAAACTCTATCTAAATCTATGAGTGAAGATGATGGATGATTTAGTTCATTTAATGCTGAACCCTTATCAATTATCTCTTGATACTTTTCCATCTCTCTCTTGAGTAATCTCTCTGGATAGATTCTCCCGTTCTTATTCGGGGTATCATATTTCTGTAGAACAGCGTAAAGGATAATATCTTCAGAGAAATCAATTCCCTTCATTTCCGATATAACACTTTTATTCTCTTTGGGAGAAATAAATCCCGCGTCATATTCTATTAATATTCCTTTACCTGTTTCTTTTGGTCCTAATACTTTCATGTATCTGTAGTTTTATTACTATAAATACATGGAAAACGGACTTATTTTTTCTTTTTGTGGAAATTGTATAATAATTCGTTATCTAAACAAGTATCTATGATTTCACATAGTAGACCATACATGTCTGTTTTCAAGTCTTTATCCTTGACGTTTACTTGTTTTAACGTATAAAGAGTAACTTCTAAATTCATAAAAGATCTCTTTTCTTTTTTTATACCTTTAGTTCTCACATCCAAATCAACGATAGATTCTTCTCTAAAAAGTCCGTGACCTAAATTGTGAACTAATCTTTTTATTTTATTTTTCGATGACCGTAGTATTGCATCGTAATCCTCACATATCTCATTTGGTTCTAACCAAGAGTTTAAAGAGAGGTAAATTGTCTTTAAGTTTTTATGGTTTATCGTCCCATATCCAATCTTAACGTTTTTGTGATCCCCTAATGGGATGTAACGTCCTAGTTTCATTTAATTCATTATTATAATCTTTTAATGGTGTTTAATAAAATATAAGTAATTTTCTTTGGAAAAACAAATTTTTCTAGTATATTTATTAATATACAAAATTATATATGCTAATAATAAAAGTAGACAAAGGTGGTATTGAGAAAGCGATAAAGAAATTGCGTAGAAAAGTAAGAAACGTAAAACAAATCAATAAACTCAGAGAGAATAAACAATTCACTAAACCATCCGTAAAAAAAAGACTACAAAAACAAAAGGCGGTGTATATACAGAAACTGAACGACGAAAACGAGCAATAAAAAATCCCCATTT